GATCTTTGAGGTAGAGTATAACTTAACTCAGTTACGATTTCCCAGTTAGTGGTGTTAAATATTTTATTTGCCGATATTGTTTTCCTCACAGTATAAGCAGATTTTATCTTATTTAAATTGCTATTTAAATTTACAATTCTGCCCACATTCATTAATTCATAAATACTGGAAGATTATGGAAATTAAATATGTAATTAATAATGCTATTATATCACCATGAAAATATTACTTGATGAATACATGAACAAAAACAATCTTACCGAACGTCAAGTGAGCAGGTTGACCGGATTATCAAGATCAACGATACATGAGATAAGGACAGGGGCTACAATGCCCAGAATCGATACATTGGAAATATTGGCAAGAGGGTTACAATTAAAAATTGGTGATTTGGTCGAGTCACCTTATATCTAAAAAAAGTGCTCGGAATTCCGAGCAAAACGAGACAAATTGACAAAAGAGTTTTAATATATAATACATAACAGCAAAAAAGGGGGAACGTAGTACAAAGATTTTGTTTTACTCAGCTTATAAGACGAAGGAATGGCGTATCTATAAAGTTTTCACTGGTATAATACCATTTCTTGGACAAGTAGGTGAAAGACATTTAAACAAAAGGAGAGTATGTAGTATGATGAGGTGCAAAAGCGAAGTGATAGAGGCCGTTAAACTTGGGCAGATGGCAGATGTGAATGAAATAATGTTTTGCAAGAATATAGCAGATGTCTACGGATGCAAGCCCTTGAATGATGAAAAAGATAATTTTTACATTTTTTTAAGTACAATATATCACTATGGCAAGATTCAAGGAGTAAGGCAAGAGCGATCTAAGAGGTTAAAGATGCATGAAAACTTTACTTAGGTAAAATGTTTGATTTTAAATGATTGTAATATTCCCACATTTCCCACTCGTAATATGTTAATATGGTATCAGTTAAAAGTATATCAACAAGCGCTTGGCTTCGGCTGGGCGCTTTTTTGTGGGTGAAATTATGGGAAAGAAAACCGAAAAATCAGAACAGAATAAAAAAGAATCTATCTGGAGGGATAGAAACTCACAGCACCCGAAAGGGAAATGCTCCAGTGGGATGACTTTTAGGACGGAGAAGGTGAAAAGTGAATAAGCTCAGTTACATAGATATTTGTAAAGGTTCATTTGGGCGCAAAGTGGCATACACCGGTGTTTCAACCATTACTCCTGAAAATGTTTTGAAAGTGATTGGCAGAGCAATTAGTGTTTTGAATTACAATAGGCCATTTATTCGCTATCTTCATGATTACTACATGGGAGATCAACCTATTCTGTATCGAGAAAAGGCAGTTCGTCCAGAGATTAATAATAAGACGGTTGAAAACCACGCTTTAGAAATTGTTCGTTTCAAGGCTGGCCAAACATATGGAGAACCTATTCAATATGTAAGCCGCAAAAAGGATGAGAATATTAATAAAGCTGTTGACGCTCTTAACGATTACATGAGAGATGCACATAAACAGGCAAGGGATATTGAACTTGGTATATGGCAAAGCTCTGTTGGCACTGCTTACAAGGCGACCTTAAAGGCTGGAAATAACAATCCTGTTCCTTTTAGGATTCATGTTCCCACACCGCTTAACACGATTGTTGTGTATTCTCAGGGAGACGGTAGGGATATGCTTTCAATTCAACAGCTGAAAGATGAAAATGAGCAACAATACTATCTATGTTTTTCGGAAGATAAATACTTTATTATCAAAAATGGAAGAATTACAAAAACTGATTATAATGGATTTGGTGGAATTCCTATAACCGAATATCCGAACAATCCAGATCGCTTATCAGATATTGAAATTACAATTACCGCCTTGGACCAGATAAATAAAATGCAGTCCGATCGAATGAATGGCATTGAACAGTTTGTTCAAGCGTTTATGCTTTTTAAGAACTGTGAGATTTCAAAAGAAGAATTTATAGAAATGAGTCAGTTAGGAGCAATACAGGTTAAGGATTCGGGCCAAGCCAATAAATCGGATGTTAAGCTTATGACAGCTGAACTAAATCAGGAACAAACCCAGGTATCAAAAGATGATGTGTATCGGCAGGTTCTTGTAGTTGAGGGAATGCCAGATCGTCAGCAAAATACCGGCGGTGATACTGGTCAAGCGGTATATCTTCGTAATGGTTGGGACTTTGCGGAACAACGTGCCAGACTTGATGAACCTTTTATCATTGAAGCGGAAAAGAAACATTGTCAAATCGTACTCAATGTTATCAAGCAGACCGCTAATGATGTCCCTTTGACTGTAAGAGATTTTGATGTAAAGATTACAAGAAACTCAACTGACAATATGCTTGTGAAAGCACAATCTCTGGAATATCTCTTACGAAATAAAATTCACCCACTTATCGCACTTACTACATGCGGACTGTTTGGAGATCCGGAAAAAGTATGGGTGATGAGTCAGCCTTACATGGACACAGTATTTAAAACTCAAGAGCAGTTAGAGGATGAAAAAGAAAGAGCGAATGAATTGCTAAAGAATAAATCGAATAATTCAACAGTTGAAATAGGAGAAGCGTAATTGCTTTTCTTTTTTATTTTAAATTTGGAGTCATCCGTAAATGGCAAAATCCAGCAGGGGCGACCTGCGTTACCAAAAGCGTGGATAGAAGGAGGAAATTATCATGACCAGAGAACAGGCTAAAAAGAATTTAATTGCGTTAGGTGTTGCTGAACCAACCGATGAGCAGATTACGGGCTATTTGAATCAGCATAACGGGGAAGTAAAAAAGGTTCAGGAAGACGCTGATAAATGGAAAAAGGAAGCTGAAAAAGCTGGAGAGTTGCAGACCAAACTTGATGGAATCGAACAGCAGAATCTTTCAGAACTGGAAAAGGAAAAGAAAGCTAGGGAAACAGCGGAAAAGAATGCCGCCGACTTACAAAAACAGCTTACTCAATCAGCTGTACAAGGTATTTTTGCAAAAGCAAATTTATCCGGTGATGAATTTGCTGGAATGATGGGGGCGTTGTCTGTTTTGGATTTGGAAGCAGCTAAGACCAGTGCTGAAGCTTTCATAGCTGGAATTTCCAAACGTGATGAAGCAAATAAAACCCAGTGGCAGAAAGAAACTTTTGACAATACCCCTAATCCAGGAGCTGGAGATCCCCCGGCAAATACAGATCCGGGCAAAAAGAGTGCTGCGGCTGAATATGCTAAGCAGTATTCCCAGAATAAAAATCCGCAGCCTGTTGCGACACCTATTGTAGGTGCACAGCCAGGGACATTAATTTAAAGGAGGAATTGAGATATGGCTTATATGAAAGTTATTCAGGGAGAAGTACTCCCTAACTTTTTGGAAAGTGCCGTAGGACTGGTACAGAAAACCGAAATGGTTACTCGAAGTATGGCAGAAACCGTAGATACCAAGAAACTGATTTATGGTGGTAAGGTATTTCCGTCCAACGATGGAACTGCTACAGGTATTATATTTGAAACTGTTGACATGACTGACGATGAAAAGCGTCCTGCCAGTGTAATTAAAGCCGGCAGAATCTATGGAAATAGATTAAAGACTGCATTATCAGCCGCAGCAAAAACAGCTTTGGAAGCAAAAGGATTTGTTATTCTTAATGCTCCTGAAGTTGAATTTTAATTGGAGGTGCTAAAATGCCATTTAATTTATTGGACGCTATTAGCGTAGAAGAAAGATTAAGTTTCGCGCAAAATTTTGCGGTTGCAAGGCCAACTGTTCTGGATACCATTTTCCCGGATATCAAGACCCAGCATTTTAAAGCAGAGTATTACCGGTTAATGCAGGGGCAGAACCTTCCGACACCGGCGTTTGTACATGCTTTAGATACCGAAGCACATATTGGTACCCGGCCCACATTTGAAAAGGTGCTAACTGAAAAGCTTTTCATCAAAGAGAAAATCAATCAGTCAGAGCAGCTACAGATGTATATTACCAACGGTGTGCCTGATGATGATGGCTTAATCAAGTGGGTATTTGACGATATGGGTCGCCTGTCTGACAGCGTTGTTACCAGGACTAAAATTGCTAAAGGAAATTTAATGAGTACTGGAATCATGAAAATCAAGGAGAATAACCTTGATATGGCTATTGATTTTGGGATTCCGGCAGAACAGAAGATTAATTTTGGTGATTGGTCTGATCCAGAGTATGATATCTTTTCTGATATTCAGAGAGCAATTAAGATTCTGAAAGACCAGGGCAAAATTGCCAATCGTATGTTGACCTCGGATACGCAGGTCCAGCGCATGAGAAAAAATAAATCTATGCAGATTGCCATTTATGGATCTTCAAATGTAGGAAAACTGGTAACCATGGCTGAATTGCAGAGAATGTTGCAAGAAGAATTCAAGTTACAGGTTATCTCTTGTGATGAAATGTTTGCATATATCAAGTCAGACGGCTCAAAAGCTAATAAAAGATACTTTGATGAAGATAAAGCAACATTCTACACTGCGGATATTTCTGGCAGTGCAGGTATTGGCCTTTGGGGACCGACACCAGAGGAAGCTGAATATACAGCATTCCAGGAAGCATTGGAGAAAATGTTTGTTACAGTGACTATGTGGTCCACTCAGGACCCAGTTGCAAAATGGACAAAGGCTTCCGGCATGTTTATTCCTGTTCTTCCTGATCCATACGGAATTGTTATTGCCACCATTGTAACTGGTTCCGGTACACTTGGAGCTTTGACAGTTAATTCTGTTGCAGGTACGGCTTCAGGTGATACAAAATTGACTGTTTCCCCAGCAAAGGCAAGCGGTAATTCCTATAAGTATAAGGCAGGTGATTCCGCAACTGCGGTAACCTATGGTCAGAATGTTCAGACTTGGTCAGCTTGGGACGGCAGCGCAGATATTACAGCAGCAACTGGCAAGGTAATTACTATAGCTGAATGTGATTCCAGCTACAAGACTATTAAGGCCGGAAATGCTACGGTAGCGGCTAAAGCATAAAAAAGGCGGTGAGGTGAGTGGAAACAGATATTCTGGCTGACGTAAGTACATATCTTGGTGACGAAGTGAGCGTACAGGACAATCCGGTTCTGCTCATTCTCATCAATCGGGCAATTCGCAAGGTATGCTCCAAGCGTTATCCATATGGATATACTGATGTAGAAAAAGAAACGGCGGTTTCAAAGTATAGAGATGTTGTCTTTGATGCTGCTATTTTTTATTGGGCTAAACAAGGAAGTGAGGGTCAGAGTTCTCATTCTGAAAACGGGATTTCCCGGGGCTATCAGAGTGAAGATGACCTTTATTTTGATGTAGTTCCTAGGGTAAAGAGTTTGTAATTTATATTTAAGACGGTGCGTGTCTGGCTAACCTCCCGGTCGGATGCAGGGTGCATATCAGAATAATGGTGGTGGGCAGATATGCTTATAATGTCTGGGAGGAAATAGGGAGAATAATTGTGACAAGAAAAGAAGAACTTCTTGCGGAGTATGCAAAGGTAAAAGATAAAGTTTCTTGTATTACACTGTTTATTCATATGCCAATGGGCGAAACGGAGATTATTTCTAATCCTCGTGTGCCAGAGAAAATGGCATACATTGATAAAACGTACAATGATAATTTGGTTCATTCCAACTGCGATAAAATCCAGATTGAAACCTATGTCTTTGAGACACAGGAAGAGACCATGGATTTCGGGTCCGCAATTTTGAATTTGAAAGAAGGACACAAGGTTGCTCGTAAAGGCTGGAACGGTAAAGGTATCTTCATTAAGCTTCAGGTCCCGGATCAATATAGTAAGATGACTCACCCATATATCTACATTGATACAACTGGGCTAAAAACAGACAATCCGGACGCACCAAAAGACCGGGTACCGTGGCTTGCGAGCCAGACGGATATGTTGGCAGAAGATTGGGTTGTGATACTGTGAGAGGTCTGAAGCGCAACCAACGTACTTTATACTATCGGCTCTATTCAGAACATATCCCGGTCTATGAAACCGATTTGGACGGCAATACCATCTATGACCCGGTGACCGGAGAACCGCTCCTTACTGGTGATTATACGGTTGGATATGCGGACCCAGTGAAGTTCAATGCCAATGTATCACCGGCACGGTCCGAAGCACAAACGGAGCCTTTTGGGGTGAATACGGATTATGATAAGGTAATTTGTTCATGTGACCTTACTCTTCCAATTGATGAGTTATCGCAGATATTTGTTGACCGGAAGCCGGGCAGCGGTAAGAAAGCAGATTATAAGGTTGTGAAAGTTGCAGGGAGCCTGAACTCCTTGCTATATGCTATTAAGCAGTTGCCAGATGGGGGTGCGGAAAGTGGCTAAGAAACAAAAAGTTCTTATTTCTTCCCGTTGTGAGAAATGTGGAAAATCACAAGAGTCGAGCAAGGAGCAATCCACAGTACTTTTTGAAGTATTTGATTGTCATGAGAATTGCAAGTGTGGTGGAAAATTCATTATGTGCATCGATGAAGAAAAGATGAATGGACGTGTGGGCGACAAAAGTGATTACGCTGCTGATCTGTCGAAAAACAAGGATGCAAAAGACATCAAGAAATCATTGATGTGTTTTGAGACACTTAATGTAATTATGGCTGGGCCAGAAGAAGCAAAGGAATAAAATATTATGGCCATGCGAGTAATCCGAGGAAACCTCTCCTCAAAAGGAATCCAGGACATAATCAATCAGCTTGAACGGTACAAGGTGGATTTGCACAAAAAAGCAGAGTTGCTATGTCGTCGCTTAGCAGAAACAGGGCAGACCGTAGCCCTACAAAGTATCAGCGAATCCCCGTTAGGTAAAACAATTACTCTCCGGGTGGAAATGGAGCCTAGGACAGACGGTTGTAAAGCTATTTTGGTTGCTACAGGGCAAACAAAGTCCAATGACTACGGAACCATAAATACATTACTCCTCGTTGAGTTCGGAGCTGGTGCTTTCTATAATCCTTCCGACAATCCCAAAGCTGGAGAGATGGGATATGGAATAGGAACATTTCCCGGGCAAGTCCATGCTTTTGAAGATGGTTGGTACTATTGGGGTGAAGATGAAAAGTGGCATTACACTCATGGTACAAAAGCCACTATGCCAATGTATAATGCTTCCGTGGCTATCCGGACGCAGGTGGCGGCTATTGTAAAGGAGGTGTTCCGATAATGCTTGATATTTCTTCTCTGGTCTATACCCGGTTGGTGAACGATGAAACACTGAAAAAGTACATCAAAGAGAGCGGGACTACCAGAAATGATAAGCCCTCTACTTTTCCCTATCTTTATTTCAAAAGCCTGGGCCAGTCGACAACAAGCAGTTCCCTGCAGAACAAGCAGTGCGCTATATCAGCGGACTTTGAAATTACCATTTATGATTCCGGTTCTTCCAGTAAGGCAAAGCAATTAATCTTCCTTGCGGCAGATATAATGACAGAGCTGGGTTTCATTTTGAAATACGGTCCTCTTGAAGTGGACCGGTCAAGTACATCAGAAGCATATCGTTGGATTGCAAGGTTCCATAGAACTTACTGCGATGGCGACTTGATATAAATATATGAGCAATTAACTCTGAGCTTCTCCAAATAGAGAGGTTCTTTTTTTATTTGAAAAGGAGAATATGACCTATGGCAAAAGCTGTAGATTTATCAACTGCCGGTATTCATGTTGGATATTCCATCGAAGCAACTGCCGGAACAAAGCCCACGGTATTTACTGATTTACCTAATCCCAAAAGCATTCCTGATTTTAACCCGGAAACGGGAACCTATGATGTAACATCGCTCAATGATACAATATGGAAACGTTACATTGATGGGTTAAAGGATCCGGGTGGAGCGATTGCGCTTACTTTCGGAATGACCCAAGTGTTTTTGGATATGTGGGAAGATATCTGCGACAAATATGATATAGCCAAAACTTCCAATAAACGGATGTGGTTGGAGTTCTATCATCCAAGGTTGGAAAAAGCATTTTTCTTTACCTGTATTCCTGCTCGTATGGGCTGGGCGGCTTCTGATGTTGATAGTGCATGGGATACCAGCGTTTCAGTTACTCCTACTGGTGAAATTGGCTGGGCAGACGCTATTTTACCAACGGCACCAACGGAAGAACCTTAAATACAAAAATGGGAGGTATTAAGATATGAAGATTTTAACAATTGATGGAAAAGATTATAAAGTTGAATTTTCCTTTGAAGCCGCAGAATACAAGGATTGCGTAGACAAGGCATTTAAAGTGGTATCAGGTTCTTACATGGCCCGACGCAGTAATTTTGACAAGGACGATAAGCAGGCCATGATGGAGATGATTATAGACGGTACTGCTGATATGGTATCTGATTTGCCAGCTGTGATTCCATCTTTCCTTTATGCCGGCTTACTTGAAAATAATCCAATTGCTAGTGAACAGGAAGCAAAAAACTTATTTAAGCAGTTTATCAGAGAAAATCCAGATGATGATAGGGCTTCTTTTTATGGAATGTTTACGTTTCTCAAAGAATGTATGGAAGATGATGGTTTTTTCAAACTGACCGGATTGGACAAACTAGTGGAACAGATGAATCAGGAAGCAGAAAAGGAAGAAGAGAAGTCCAACTCCGTGAAGATTCCGCAGGATCACAAAAAGAAATCGACTGGAACAAAGTAATCTGGAATCAGTATTTGCCAGAAGCATTGGTTATGGGTGTACCTTATGATTTATTCTGGCATCTAAATCCTCAGAAACTCTTGCCATTTGCGGAAGCGCACCGAAAAAAGCAACAGGCTCGTAGTGATGAAATGTGGCTCATGGGTCAATATGTAGCTTCTGCATTAGATGCGACTGTTTGCAATGCAATGCCGTTCATTAAGCGGAAACAAAAAGGCAAGTATTTTGAGAAGCCGATTAGGGTAACGCCGATGACGGAAGAAGAACATAAGATTGAGGAAGAAAAAGCATTGAATCAATTTATATCTTTTTTCAATGGTATGGAAGATGATAAAAGTAAAAAACGTTCAAAAGGCGAGTGATGGTCGAATATTCACTCGCCTTTTTTTGTATGTGCAAAGGGTGGTGAAATCATGGCTGATGTTATTGATGATCTGAAAGTCCAAATAGATGCCAGTACAAACAGTGCTGATGCCAAAATAGATAAATTTATACAAAAGATGATGTCTCTACAGTCTGCAATTTCCGGGATAGAAATGTCTGGTGCAAGTCAGGTTGCGTCTGGAATAAATCAGATTGCTTCATCTATCCAAAGTTTTAATGAGCGAACTAAAACCGCAGATTTTTCCAGAATAACAACTGGATTAAATAAACTGGGAGCAGTTGATGTTC